TTTTTTGATTTCATCCATTACATCAGTAGCCATTTTACCAGCCTTATCAGCTACATTCTGAATATCTTCTTCAGTTATATATTCTACTGGATTTTTACCCTGGATATTTTCGTAAGCAGTTTTAAAATTCTCTTGAGTAGATTCTGCAAATTCTTTAGTAGCTTTTTTTAAATCTTCATTTTCATTAGGATTAAAAGTATCTAATAAAGCATCTTTAGCTCCTTCTAAACCTTCAGCTAATTTTTTTCTATCTAAAGTAAATACTCCAGCTATAATATCTCCTATAGAGCCAAATAAATTAGTAAAATTACTTACAAATCCTTTAATTAAAGCCATTCCAGCAGAAGCGAAGAATTTAACTGCTCCTACTAGCTGCTTAAATTGAAATGCTATTGATTCTACTATATATCTAAATCCTACAGATTCATTATATAAATCTATAAAGTAATTAATAACATCTACTAAAAGCTTTTTAAAGGCATCCCAATTCTTATATATTAAAAAAGCTCCTCCTACTATAGCTGCTACTACTAAAGCTACTGGGCTCATTAAAGCTCCAAAAGCAGTTACTAAACTTCCTACTATAGATATTACTGGACCTATAGCTGCTGCTAATAATCCTATAGCTACTATAGTTTTTTTAGTAGTAGAATCTAATCCAGTAAAAAACTTCATAAATTTAGAAAATCCTTTAGCTATTTTAGTGACTACTGGAAGTAAGATATTTCCTAATTCTATTCCTACATTTTGAAGCTCTGTGAAAGCCTTCTTTAATTTATGGCCAGCAGTATTCTCTAGGATTTCCATCCCATCATTAATATTTCCCTGGCTATTATTCATTCCATCTAATACCTGGGCATAAGTATCAGCTTGTAAACCCATAGTAGATAAAGCTCCTACTACTGCTTTAGAATTACCGAACATAGTTAGAAGCTCCTCATTATTCCCTTCTAAATTTTTAAATAAGAATTCTAAAGTGCCCATAAGGCTATTATCCATCATCTGGCCTAATTCATCAGTAGATAATCCTAATCCATCTAATATCTCTTTCTGCTGCTCTGAAGGCTTTAATAGTGCCATCATTAATCCTTTCATAGATGTAAGAGTACCAGCTGCATCTCCAGAAAGCTTACTCATAGTAGCAGAAGCTGCTCCTAGTTCTTCCATAGAAATACCAGCAGCTGCAGCTACTGGAATGACACTCCCTAATTTATCCATAAACTGGCCAGCATCAAATTTACCTTGCTTTAATGTTTCGTGTAATAAATCTCCAGCTCTTGCAGCAGTCATATTTTCATCAGCATAAGCAGTCATTACAGAAGTGAGAGCATTGGCTATAGAATCCATCTCTCCCATTCCCATAGCTGAAGCCTTAGCAGATACTTCTAAAGCTGATAAAGCTTCCTCTCCTTGAAGGCCAGCAGAAGTAATAAAGAATAAACCATCTGCTAAATCTTTCTGGGCTATTGCAGTTTCTGTACTTATATTTTTTACACCAGCTGCATACTGATTCATCTGCTCAGCAGTAGCTCCTACAAGAGTTTGAATCTTAGTCATAGATGACTCAAAATCTAAAGCCATTTTAATAGAAGCACCACCAGCTAAAGCTAAAGGCATAGTAACTTTAGAAGTCAAATTAGAGCCGACATTCTTCATCTTACTGCCGAATCTTGTAAGACTTCTATTCAGCCTTTTTAGCCCTTTCTGAAAGCTTTTATCATTAAGCCCTACAAAAATATTTAAGCTTTTTTTTGCCATTTTTTACCCTTTTTTTATACTTTTACTGGACCTCATTTAAGCCCATTTTTAAGCCGTTTAAGCCACTAATACCCCTCCAGCGTATCAATATATCAAAAATACGAGAAGTTCTAATAGAAGAAAAATGCTAGAGAAGAAATTTTTAGATTTTTTTAGAAAATAAAGATTCTATTTTTACTGATTTTTTAGATTTTTCAGCATTCTTTTTCTCTAATTTTTCTACTTTTTTAGCTGCTAAAATTGCTGCTTTTCTTCTCTTTTCTAAATCTATTTTATCCTCACTTTTTCCATCTATTGGCAGTCTCATAATATCAGTAGGCTTTATAGATTTTCCCTTTTTTAAATGAGGCTGCAGTATATAGCTGGCTATAAATCTAGTCATATTCCAGCCGTGAATCTGCTCATCTTCAAGCTTCTCTAAATACCCTTTTTGATATAATAAAAACTCTCTGAAAGTCATATTCCAGAAATCAGAAGGCTTAATATTAATCCTTCCATATGCGTAGGATTCTATATCATCCCAGCTTAACTCTTTTTCTTTCTGGGCAGAGTATTCCCTTTTTCGTTTCCCTTTCCTTCAGTTGTAAATTGACTGCTAAAAATATCCATAGCTCTAGCTAATAAATCCATATCATCATCTAGTAAATCAGCTATATCTTCTATAGTCATTTTAAAATCTTTGCCAGCCTTTCTATGGCCATCAATTAATCCAGCCTTTATTAGCTCGCAAGAATCATCTAAACTCATATTACTTCCTAAGCTAGATAAATCATTTAAGCTCTTATTAGTAGCTTTACAGAATAGCCTAAGAGAATTCATTCCGAAGAAAATAGGAAGCTCTTTATTATTTATAGTAATTAATTCGTACATTTTTTTTGTTGATTAAGTTAAAAGCTGAATGGAGCAGAGCCGAAGCCCTTACCCCAATCAACAGAATAATATTAAGATGTAGTTACCGTACCAGTCATCTCAAAAGTAGCAGAGAAAGTAGAAGAATCTTCCACTCCAGAATCCATACTTAAAGAAGTACAATATCCTTGCCCCTGGTAGAATTGGTCTGCAGAGTCAATAGTAGCAAATTTGATAGTAAGTATATCACGAGCCACCCAAGCAGCAAATAAATCTTCAAAGCCTTCTGCAGCATCTAAAGCAGTCATAGCTTCAGCTTCAATAGTAAAACTTCTTTGTCCTTCTAAAATCTCTCTGTAACCATCAGAGTCCTTAGTAGAAGCATCTCTAGTCTCCATAGAGAAAGAAATAGAGGCAGAAGTAGAGTGAGTGATTGCAGTACCTCCTACATATACGAGTAGGTCAGTACCATTAATAATTCCAGTAGTAGCCATTTTTAATTAGGTTTAATAATATTAATATTTGATTCAGATTCCTTTACCTCTTTCTTTTTTTCAGTAAATAATCCTTTTTTATCTAGTTTTTCATATAGTTCTAGGTCTATTCTTATGACCGTGCCAGCTGAGATAGTTTTCCTTCCCTTTCTTTTCCAGTCTTTTTTTAGCTCAATTCTCTTCATCTTGAAATAAATTAGGTTTTTCTTCTTCTTTAAATACTTCTAATCTATGACATATAGTCTCCATCACTTGATTAGAATTTACTTCTCCATAGCTTTTGATATTATTATCTTTATCATAAGCTATAAAGTATACTTTTTCTCCAGGTTTTTCTATTTTATGCAGCTCCTCCATCAGTTATACTCCATCCTTTATTAGTTATTAAAAAATTTCTAGCAGCTTCAGCATCTCCTCCAGCAGTATATTGAGAGCTTCCAAAGTTTATAGATTCATTGAGTGATACATCTTGAGCACTCCAGCTTATTAATAAAGCATCATAATTAGCCGTAGAATATCCATCTGAATTTCTCATAAAATCTCTAAAATCTGTGATGTTACTCACATCCCAGTTATCCATTGGCTGGTCGTAAAAGTCTAATCCATAAAGCATTCTATATACATTAGTACAATTAGATAAATCCCAAGAATTTAAATTTTGATTAAACTGATGATTATTGTATATCATTTGCTGCATAGTAGTAACTCTTTCTGTATTCCAATTTGATATATCTCTATTAAAGTTTCTTCCAGATAACATATAAACCATTGAGATATCATTTGTGGTAGTAAATTGCCAAGTAGTAATATCTCCATCAAATGTATTAGCTACATAAAACATATAGTTAAAATTCCTACCATTAGAGACATCCCAATTATTTAAGTCTTGATTATAGATAGAGCATTGATTAAACATACTTTGAAAATTCGTAGAATTAGAGACATCCCAATCATTTATATAAGTATCAAATTTTAAACAAAAATAGAAACAAGATTGAAAGCCTACTAAATCACTAACATCCCAATCATTCATAGTGCTTGGAGCAGTCATATTAAAGCACCAAGCAAACATATTTGTGAAAGTATTTGCCGTAATAGTAGGTATATCAGTAGCTGTAATTGTCATATTTTTACAACCCTCGAACAAAGAATCAGTATTAAATACAAATATCCCCCAATTTTTTATTTCTAAAAGTTTATAAGCATCCCTCCTTCCAGCAGAAGTACCACCTATTGAAGCATCGTATTTTAAAGATACTCTATTTCCAGAAAAAGTGACTTTGTAAATTCCTGGAGATGTATAGGTATGAGTTTTTTCTAAACTACCTCCAGATATAGTTTCAGTAGTTCCATCTCCCCAATCTACTACACAATCATTTTCACTACCGTGAAAATGTAACACTAATTGATTTGTGGGCGAGCTTGCTCCCCCTTGTATTCTTGTATCAAATACCATAATAGTATCTGGAGAAGTAATACTTCTCTTTTGTCTAAATTGGAAATCTAAATAAGCTACATAGATTCCATTCTCTCCAAATTCTTCTATAAACTCTTGATTCATTTCAGTAAATGAGCAAGACTGCAAATCAATAATATTACTACCAGAAGATGGATAATCTCCAGAATTTATATAATCTAAAGCTTCTCGGACATATTTTTGACCATCTATTAACTCTGAATAATTTAAATTAAATAGTGCCAGTTTTACCTTGACTACATCTAGAGTACTTTCTCCATCTGATCCCTTAGTATTACTAGGCTCTATATCAGTCAAAGTATATACTATCCTTGGATAAGTAGTGCTATCTACTAAGTTATTAGTAGGCCCTACTCTATTACCATATATACCACTTACATCTATATCATTAGTAAGTATATCATATATAGCACTCCCTATATTTCCAGTACTAGCCATTATTTTATCTTTATTCCTTGTTTATTAGCACTCTTTTTAATCTCTGCATAAATATTATTATAGAGCTGGCTCATTACTTGATTACCATAAGCAGAAGTAGCTTTAGGAAGTAAACCTAATCCAGGCTTTAAATCTCCTTTACCGAATGGCTGAAATCCATATTCTAGCCAGTAAAAATAGTATCCAGATTGCTTTTTAGCCCAAGCAGCTCTTTTTTCTGCATTGGCTTTTCTTTCAGCTTGAGTAGCTCCTTTTTTATCTTTAAACTTTGTAGGAGGTTTTACTTTAGGCCCTATAAAAACTGAAGGCCTTTTATATTTATCTAATCTCTTAGCTCTAAAAGCCTTAATACTATTTTTTAATTTACCAGTATCTTTAGCTTCTAGCTTTATCATATTTTTAAGGCCAGTAATCATCGGCTTAGAAGATTTTATCATACCTCTAGCTATAGCAGAATTTTGCTTTCTAGTAGTAGGAAAAACTTTAGAGAGGCTATTTCTTACATCTCTTAGGGTTTTTTGGTCTAAATATATTTCATCCTTCTTAGCCATTATGCTCCAGTAATTTTAGATTCTGCATAAATTTTTAATCCTTCTCTTCTTCCTATTTCTTCTACTCCTTTAATATAATACTTAGTACTGCTTCCAGATATAATAAAATAATATCCAGCTCTTATAAGCTGAGTATTATATCTAGCTATAAATTCAAAAGTATTCTCATTAACTCTACTACTTTCAGCTTCTGATTTCATAAATGATTTAATAGGTATTTTTTTAAGCCAGCAGTTATCTATAAAATTAGCATCAGTAAACTTATAAGAGCCAAATCCATCAGCCACTCTATTAGTGCTATATACTGCTACATAAGTATCTAAAGCTCCTATATTCATTATACTGAAATTACTCTATAAGGATTCATTAAATATTCTGCAGTCATAGGAATCTCATATCCTTTACCTCCTACTACTACATTCTGTCTATTCTCATATAGATGGGCTATAGTGAGAAGTATAGCCTGGTATAAAGGCTTAGGCATAGAATAACCTTGAGGCCCAGCTTCCATCTCTATATAAATAGCACTAGGTCTACCAGTATAAGTTTCAGGAAATGATTCTCCATCTTTCAAAAATATTCTTGAAGGAATTGAATTTTCATCTACTATAAATTTAGAGCCATCTAAAGAAGTTAAATTATTATTTTTATCCCAGTATTTAATATTAAGAGTGCCTCCATCAGCTTCAAATACACCCATTAAATATATTACTTCAGAATCTGGAAATTTATCCAGGTAATAAGTTAAATCATCATTATTAGCTAATAAAAAGCCTACATAATTTTCACATATTGCACGAGATACAGAAATCAAAGTAGTGATATATGAGTCATCAGTAGTAAATGATGAATCTATTCTTAAATGGTCTTTAGCCTCTGATAAAGTTACTGGCTCAGTAATTTGATTACTAGAATCTGGTCTTAGAAATCCATAATCTCTAAGCTTATTTTCTCTTACAAAGTTATATATTATCATTATCTAAAGTAAAAAAAGGAAGAGGAGATTAATCCTCTTCCAATTAAAAAAAACAAATTAAGCAGATAGAGTAGTATACTTCACAAAAGAAGCACCATCAGCTACACCAAAGTCATAGTGATTATTTACTACTAATTGAACTTCATTCTGTAAAGCTCTACTGAAAGGATTTACAAGTATATTAGTAGGTCCAAAAGTAGCGAAAAACACACGGCTAAAGTCTCCTAATATACCATCTCCAGAAGTGCCAGCAGTAGCAGCTAAAGCAGAAGTAAAGTAAGCTGGATAGCCAGCTAATTTATCATCTACATAAAGAGGATATACTGAAGATACTTGAGAAGCAGTTTTGATAAGAGAGTATAATTCCCAGCTATTAACAAAAGCTAAATTTCCATCTAATCCGTGGTCATCAGCTAAAGTTTGGATAGCTTTTAACATATCACTAGCAACATCTACAGAAGAAGCCTCAGTAAAAGTTAATACTCCAGTAGTCAAAGGAATAGCAGTAGGAGCATTAGTGATAGCAGTACCAGAATTAAACATAGCAGCATCAATTTGCTTACCTACATTACGGCCTAAATCTCTCATTACTGCAGCTTCTGCAGCTGGTCCATTTTGAGCTAAGATAACATTAGATAAATTAGCATATCCACTTAATCTATGAGGCTGCAAAGTAACTTTACCAAAGTTTGCACCACCATCAGCAGCATCTCCTACCTCAGCAGCCCAAGCTACAGAAGAGCCTCCAGCTATTGGAAGTACCGTATCAGCTGCCACCGTACCTAAGTTATTCACTCCTAATCTATTCCATAAAGAATCAGCTTGAAGAGCATCGACATAAGCTCCGATAGCTACTGGAGCTATAGCACTATTAGTCTGGTCTATAGCTCTTTTTTCAGTCATCCAGGTAGGAATTCCTATACCTTGCATACTTTTTCTAGCTTCTCCTTCTGCCTCAGAATGCATTTCTGCCTCTAAGCCAGTAAGTACACCACCAGAGCGAATTTCATTAACTGCCTTAAATAAAGACCAGCTTCGAGTAGCTTTTTCTTCTTCTTTATTCATTGGAGTGCTTTTTATTTTCTCTTGCTGAAGAGCTTCATACTTTGCAGCACGAGTAGCAGATTCAGTTAAAGAATCAGCTTTTTTATTTAAATCATCGAACTGAGTTTGCTCATCTGAAGTTAAATCTCTTTCCTCACTCTTAGCAAGATTAACAAGATTTTCCATAGATTCAACAACCTCCGAACGAGATTCTAAATATGATTTAGAATTTTTCATTATCAGTTATTTAATTAATTTAATTTTCAATTCAGCAAGATTTCTTTTGTGAAGGTCTTGCAGCTCCTTCAGATTTTCTATTTTTTCTTTTTCTAGATTCTCTTTGAATTTATTTTCATCAGATTCTTCTTTCCAATTTTCTAAGCTTCTTAAAGCTACTGAAGATGAAGCTTCTGAATAGGCTGGGAATGTTACGGCTGAGATTTCAAATAATTTAGAAATTTTATTAATGGTCCTAATATTAACTCCATCCTTCTGCTCCCAAGAGTCATCTTCTACTATAAAAGCAAATGAGCTCTGAGAGATAGTGCCATTCTTTAATAATTCCATTAAGTCATTAGATAAAGTAGTATCTGGCATAATAGCCTCATATCTTAATCCTTTCTCATCTACTGATAATCTTAAAGTATTATTAATGGTCCTAGCTAAAGGTAAGCCATCGTGATTAACCATAAAGCGAATATCATCCTCCAGAGTACCATCAAAAGCATCACGAGAAATTATTTCTTTAAAGCCTCCTAAATCGTTACTTAAAGAATTAAATACTGCTCCATAACCTATAACTTTTTTTACATCTCCATCCATTCTAAATTCTAGATTATCAACATTAAAAGTTCTAGATTCTTTATTAGGAATAGCTCTAGATTCAGCTTTATTTTCTTCTTCTTCATTCATATAGCTATCTTCTATAGTAACTTCTTCTGATTCATCCATAATCATTTCTACATCATCTTTACTCTTTCCGTAGTGAATGATTATTGAATCATCAGTTTCTTCTATTTTCTGAATATGCCTTAACTCTTTTTTTTCCATAATTTCTAAATTTTTTTCTTCTTCTCTTTCTATTTCTTTCACTTTCCTAGAGCTAAAAGAAAATCCAGGATCTCCTCCCCATAAACTCCAGGCTATCCTTCCATTACTAGGATATCCATCTTCTCCAGGCCTAAACCCTTCAGCCTTCTTATCTACTTCGTGCCTCTTAAAAAAACTATACATTCTCTTAATTACACTAAGCGAAAGATTTTTTCTATTCTTTATATCTCTGGCTCTTGAAATTCCTATCATAGTGCCTCCTCTGCCAAATTCCTTTCTCCATTCTAAGCCTCTTATAGCCTCTTCTACCATTCCATCAGTAGGCTTAGTATCTATATCTGATAAAGCTCTATTATTCATTTTCACTTCCTACATCATTTAAGGATTGAAAATTTAATGGCACAAGATGAATATCTCCGTTTTCTATAGGATTTAAATCCTCAAATCTTCTTACTTCATTAATGGAGAATACTCCAGTCTGCAGCATCTCTCTATAATAATTTGCTCTAGCTTGAGAATCTCCTCTAAGTAATCCCTCTACTGACATCTTCACATAGAAAATCCCTCTCTCAGATTCTCTAAATAATTTTCTATTTAACTCACTTTCTATATTTACTAAATATGGCCTTAATGTAGTTCTTACAAATTCTATAGAAAGCTGCTCCATAGAATTATAATTAGCCTTAGATAAATCTCCAATTAAGTGAGGAGGAACACGAAAAATCCTAGCTATTTCCTGGACCTGGAATAATCTACTATCTAAAAGCTGCCTATCAGAAGCTGGAATATTTATAGCTTTAAAATCTAATCCTTCTTCTAAAACTGCAGTTTTATTTGAGTTATAAGGCCCTCCATAATTATTATTCCAGGAAGCTCTTAATCTTTGAGCTGCCTCTTCTGATAATTTTCCTGGATGCCTAAGCACTCCAGCCATCTGAGTAGAATTTCCAAAGTAACTAGTAGCAGTTACATTAGCTCCTAAAGATAATCCTATAGTATCAGCGTGCACTCTTAAAACTGATTTCCCTTTAATACCATCATAACCCATCCCAGAAAAATGAAGCATATTAAACTGAGGAATTGGCTTAGCATATTTTTTAACATTATAATATATGCCATCTTCCATCTCTATAGGCTCTACATCTTCAGTATTAAGATACTTTAATTCTACTGGCCTCTGAGAATTATCTCTTATAATTTCAAAATATGAATTTCCGTGAATAAGTAAATTATTCATTAATACTTCTCTAAATATAAAAGAAGTCATATATTTATTAGGCTCATAAGATAAAAGAGAATAAATAGGAGAGGATTTATCTATTCCTCTATTACCATTACTATCCTCTTTAAAAACTCCAATAGGAAGAGAAGCAACTGCTTCAGATATTACTCTTACGCAAGCCCATACTGCTGAAAAATTTAAAGCTGAATCTTCATCTACATTAACTCCAGAATTAGCTTGAAGCCCATAATTATTCTGAATAACTGAAGAAGAGCTTAGGCTTCTTTTTTCTGATTTAAAAAAATCTAGTAATCCCATAAATTCTATATATACACAAATATACTCATATAGTGTATAAAGCTAAAAATAAAATTATAAGAAAGTTAATCCTTTATCATTATAAGTAGAATCATCTTCATAATCAGCATTCATATAAGCTCCTATACTCATTATCAGAGCCACGATCCCATCTATCTTCTCTGTACTCTTTCCTTTATCTGGCTTAATATTTTCTGAGGCATCTAATTTCATTCTAATATTAGACATCATCCACCTAAGAATAGGATTTCCAGCGTGATTAAACTCTTTATTTAATATAATTTTCTCCAAGTGCTTAGTAGGCTGGCTCATACTGAGAAATCCCTGGCCGTAGGGATTCATAGGAATACCTTCATTTTGGCACGAAATCACTAATTGGCTGGCATTCCATCTATCATAATTTACTACTTTTAAATCTACTATCTCAGCTATCTCCATAATCTTAGCCTGGATAAAATCATAATCAGTCACATCTCCAGGAGTTAAGGTCATATATCCTTCAGCCTCCCAAGATAAATAGTCTACTCCATCTCTTCTACTTCTTATAAAAGCATTCTCTTTAGGAGCAAAGAAGTAAGGGATTACCGTATATTTATCATCTTCTACAAACAATAAAGTAAGAGCAGTAATATCTCGTACTGAGGCTAAATCTAATCCAGCGTAACAAGGCACATTTTTGAATTGATTAATATCTACATCTCCTAAATTACATTTCATAAAATCAGAATCACTAATCCACTTCTGCTCAGAGCTCATCCATTGATTAAGATGAAGCATTCTAAAGCTGGCTTCTGCTGATGGCATCCTCTGAGCTTTTTCGCATTCATTCCTAAGATAATCTATCTTAACTATTCCACTATCTAAGCCTGGATTAGCCTTTCTCCAGGATTCTTCTGTGGTCCAATCTTCATCTATTGGAGTAGCATATTCACAAAAGTAAAAAGTAGAATCTTCTATAATTGAATTATAGACTTTCTCTCCATATTCTCTAACTTTCCAGCAGATAGTATTTTTATTATATCCAGCAGTAGTAATAGCAATAGTGAGAGGATTTAATCTAGATGCTACAGAAGTAGTCAAAGCATTCCATAAAGAATCATCTCTCTGAATGAAGAATTCATCCATTACTATAAAACTAGCGTTATAACCGAAGGAAGTAGCAGCATCTGAGGAAATAGTTTTAAGAAATGAATTACTTTTTTCGTGAGTTATAGAATTTCTATATACCTTTAAATTATCATTAAGATTCTTATCCATCTTAACCATAGCTGAAGCTTGAGAAAATACTATATTAGCTTGCTGCCTATCTCCAGCTGCTAAGTAACATTCAGCTGAAGGCTCTTTATCTCCGAAGAGCATATATAGACTTAAAGCTGATACTAAAGTAGATTTACCATTTTTACGAGGAAATGAAATATAGGCAGTTCTAAATCTTCTGGTATTATTAGACCTATTTTTCCAGCCAAATAAATCCCTTACTATTTTTCTTTGCCAGGCTTCTAATATAAATGGCTTACCTCCAAATTCTCCTTTAGAATGCTTAATAAAATTTTCAATAAAAAAGCATACTCTATCAGCTGCTTCTTCATCAAAATAAAATAATTCATTTTCTTCTAAAATCATTAATCAAAAAAATCATATTTATTTTCTACTTTTTTATTTTGCTCTGGCATCTGAATGGAAGCTCTACTGCTTGGAGTAAATCCAAATTGAACGGCTAACTTAATAGCTCTATCTAAGGAATCTCTGGCTATCTTTACTTCTGGCTTTAGCTTAGAAGCTCTTAGCCTTCCATCTTTATCATAAGTTCTTTCCACTTGACCAGCTTTTAACTGCTCGACCATTTCAAAATAAATTCCCATTTCTCTGCAGTAAGAAGATAACATTCCTAAATCTACTGAATGCAGCATAGATAAATTAGCTAATTCGTTAGTTACTTTATGCCATTCAGCAGCTCCGTATTCATTTAAAAATCCTGGAGATTCAGGCATAGTAATTACATCTGAAACAATCATTTCATTTTCTAACTGCCTATCTTTCCTATCACTTCCTCTAGCTTTTTTTAAAGCAGTAGGTATTTTTTTTCTTCCTTTCATATACTAAACTAAAACTAGTTTAAGTTTATAGAGCTGAATAATCCCCCTTCTGGAATGTTCAATTTTGACATTTTGTTCATCTCT